GAACCGCACTTCGCCAATTTGCAAGTTGCGTTCTTGTTGATGTTGATGACACCCTTGATAGCATCTTCAGCTCTGATATGGCAATTGGTCGCTATGTTTCACAAAGAGCAGGAATTGGTATCAACGCAGGTCGCATCAGGGGCATCAACGCTAAAATCAGAGGTGGAGAAGTTCAACATACAGGCGTTGTCCCATTCCTCAAAAAGTTTGAGGCAACTGTCAGATGTTGTACACAAAACGGGATTCGTGGTGGAAGTGCTACTGTCCACTTTCCAATCTGGCACAAAGAAATAGAAGATATTATCGTACTGAAAAATAATAAGGGTACTGAAGATAATCGCGTTCGTAAACTAGATTACTCCATTCAATTCTCAAAACTTTTCTATGAAAGATTCATTAATGATGAGGAAATGTCCCTCTTCTCACCTCATGATGTTCCGGCAGTTTCTGATGCTTTTGGGCTTCCTGAGTTTGATGACCTCTATGTGGCTGCAGAACGAAATGAGTCTATTCCAAGAAAGACTGTCCGAGCTCAAGAACTTATTCTGGATATTCTGAAAGAACGTGCAGAAACTGGTCGTATTTACATTATGAATATTGACCATTGCAATTCACATAGTTCTTTCATTGATAAAGTTTGGATGAGTAATCTTTGTCAGGAAATTACACTTCCAACAGAACCACTTCAACACATTGATGATGTTGCTGGAGAAATTGCTCTTTGCATTCTTTCCGCAATTAATGTCGGCAAAATTCGTGATTTAAATGATCTTGAAGAACTTTGCGATCTTGCTGTTCGTGGTCTTGAGGAACTAATTGACTACCAAGATTATCCGGTTCGTGCTGCGGAACTTGCAACAAAGTCCAGACGTTCACTTGGGATTGGTTACATTGGTCTTGCACACTACTTTGCGAAACATGGTGTGAAGTATGATTCCCAGGAAGCTTGGGATATGACTCATGAATTGACTGAATCTTTTCAATATTATTTGTTAAAAGCGTCCAATCAACTTGCAAAAGAAAAGGGCGTATGTAGTGATTTCAATCGTACTAAGTATTTTGAAGGACTTCTTCCTATCGATACATATAAAAAAGATGTAGATGAAATTTCTTCCATTCCATACAAACATGATTGGGAAACACTTAGAACATCCATCCTGGATCACGGTCTCAGGCACTCAACACTGTCCGCACAGATGCCATCGGAGAGCAGTTCCGTTGTGTCAAACGCAACCAATGGAATCGAACCTCCTCGCGGATACCTGTCCATTAAGAAGTCGAAGAAAGGTCCACTTAAACAAATTGTCCCTCAGTATGGAACACTCAAAAACAATTATACTCTTCTATGGGACATGCCTGATAACACTGGTTATATTAACGTCGTTGCCGTCATGCAAAAGTTTTTTGACCAAGCCATCAGTGGAAACTGGTCCTACAACCCCGAAAACTATCCCGATAACGAAGTTCCAGTCTCAGTAATGGCTCAGGATCTTCTCCGAACCTATAAGTTTGGATGGAAGACAAGTTATTATCAGAATACTCATGATCAAAAATCCGATGAAGTAAAGGAGGACACCACTAAACAACAGTTAGACAAATTACTTGATGAAATTATGAATTCTAGTGAGGAAGATTGTGAAAGTTGCAAAATCTAGTAAAAAACAGGAGTTACAAATGGTAAAAGGAATGACCGTATTCAACACCAGTACGGATGTTGATACTCGCAAACAACCAATGTTTTTTGGTCAGCCATTAGGTTTGCAGCGTTATGATCACTATAAGTATCCAGTATTTGATAAACTGACCCAACAACAACTTGGATATTTCTGGAGGCCAGAAGAGGTCTCTCTTCAAAAGGATCGTGGTGATTATCAATCTCTTCGTCCAGAACAGAAACATATTTTTACTTCAAATTTGAAGTATCAGATCATGCTTGATTCTGTTCAGGGTCGTGGTCCTGGTATGGCATTCATTCCATATTGTTCTCTTCCAGAACTAGAGGCTTGTATGGAAGTCTGGGGATTTATGGAGATGATTCATAGTCGTTCATATACATACATTATTAAAAATGTTTATTCAGACCCTGCAGAAGTATTTGATACGATTTTGGATGATGAAAAAATTATGAGTCGTGCCACGAATGTGACGGGTGCCTATGATGATTTCATCAATTCTGCACAAGAATATGGTACTTCTGATGCATGGAAGTTTGCACAAGAAGGAGCTGGGTACGCTAGAGAAGATCGTATTGAACTCAAGAGGAAACTTTACAGGGCCATTGCAAATGTCAACATTCTTGAAGGTATCAGGTTTTATGTCTCGTTCGCTTGCTCGTTTGCGTTTGGTGAACTCAAGCTTATGGAAGGATCCGCTAAAATTATCTCTCTCATCGCACGAGACGAAAATCAACACCTTGTCATTACTCAGAACATCCTCAATAAGTGGCGTGAAGGAGATGATCCAGAGATGCAACAGATCGCTAAGGAAGAAGAGGGATGGGTAACATCTGCATTTGAAAATTGTGTCAATGAAGAGAAATCTTGGGCAAAGTATTTGTTCAAAGATGGATCTATGATTGGTTTGAATGATAAACTTCTTAACAACTATGTTGAGTGGATTGCAAATCGCCGAATGAAGGCTATTGGTCTTAAACCAGTGTATGATGTCCCTGCAAAGAACAATCCACTTCCTTGGACTGAACACTGGATTTCTTCTAAGGGCCTTCAAGTTGCTCCACAGGAAACAGAAGTAGAATCTTATGTTGTTGGTGGAATTAAACAAGATGTGAAGAAAGATACTTTTGCTGGTTTCAAACTCTGATCTAAATAAAAATAACAACTGAATTGAACTAAGTCTTATGGCTACTCAAACTCAAATTCCGAGGGTGGTTTCGGAAGATCTACCCTCCAATCCTTTTTCTTTTGAAGTTCTTGCACTCGCTGCAAAACAAAAATCAAATGCAAAAAAGGCAGAAATTCTACAAAGGTATTCCGATCCTTCACTAAAAACCATCCTAATTTGGAACTTTGATGAAACAATTGTATCCATGCTTCCAGAAGGATTGGTTCCTTATGCAAGTGTTAGTCAACAAAATGTGAGTTCTGGAAACTTAAGTGATAACATCCAGAGATCCGTTGAGATGATGAGTGACTTGGGTTCTAATTCTATTGGATCACAGGACCAAGGTAGGACATCTATTCGTAAAGAATATACTTACTTCTATAACTTTGTGAAAGGCGGTAATGATCGTCTTTCAAGTATGAAGAGAGAGACCATGTTTATCAGTATTCTTGAAGGATTGCATCCTCTTGAAGCTGAAATTCTTATGCTTGTTAAAGATAAAAAATTACAAGAAAAATATAATATTTCCAAACAGAATGTTTCTGATGCTTATCCCGATATTCAGTGGGGCGGTAGATCATAAAATCCTAAATAGCAAGGTGTCGCAAAAAATAGTACTATGACCCTAGATCTTCATAACTTTTTCAAGTATTATGATGAGAAGAACGCAAATCATGTAGCTGCTGTTCAGTGGTTGGAAGATAAACTTCCAGAAAAATTCCTAGACGACTCGGAGAGCGATTGGATTGGTATCTATAGAACTAAACCACCAACCCCAGAAGTTCTTGCAGTTCCATACTTCAATCAGGTAGATAACTACAGAGATGCACATAGAACTTGTAACAGTTCATCGTGTGCTATGTGTCTTGCTTTCCTCAAGCCAGGAAGCATTAAAGGCGACGATGAGTATGTTAAGAAAGTATTTGCGATTGGTGATACAACTGATCACTCCGTACAGACAAAAGTTCTTGCGGGTTATGGCGTTAAGTCACACTTTAGTTACAATCTTTCTTTTGCTGATATTGATAAGAGTCTTGATGCTGGGAAACCTGTCGTTATTGGTATCCTGCATCGCGGTTCTTTATCTAATCCTACTGGTGGGCACATGTGTGTAGTCATCGGCAAGACTCCAGATGGCAAAGGATATTATGTTAATGATCCATATGGTTCCCTCAACGATAACTATACTGGTCCAGTAACGAATGGTAAGAAGACCATTTACACCAAAGCAGTTCTTAAGCATCGTTGGTGCCCAGGTGGCAACGATGGTTGGGGTCGTATTTTTGACTGATTACTAAAGGAGAAAAACAATGGCAAGAGTAGATTTACACAACTTCTTTCAGTTTTACGACGAGAAGAATCCTAACCATGTGAAAGCAGTTCAGTGGCTAGAGGACAATCTCCCTGTTGATTATCTTGGTGATAATGTAGAATGGGCAGAGATTTACAGAGGAAAAAAGACTAGTGCTGGATCAGCTCCTGCTGCTCCAGCTGCTTCTACCTCTGCAGCAGGTGGTGATGATGTCCCAATGATGGGCATTAAATTGATCAAAGAGTTTGAAGGATGCCATCTAAAGGCATATCCAGACCCTCTTACGGGGGGACTTCCAATCACAATTGGTTGGGGATCCACTCGTAAGAAGGATGGTTCAGCATTCAAACTTGGTGATCAAATTAGTCAACAAGAAGCAGATGATCTGTTAATCAGTCAGTGCAAGAACCAGTTTCTTCCTGCACTCCGTAAGATCCCACATTGGAATGAAATGTCAGATGGAAAAAGAGGCGCTCTGCTCAGCTTTGCTT